AGAAGTCGTGGTGGGCCAAGGTTAAGGCATTCGCCTGGCACTACTTCATCAATCTTTGTATCAGCGTTGACCAATTTTTCAATACCTTGTTCTTCGGCGACCCCGATGAAACGATTTCGAGCCGGTTGGGGAAGTTCAAAGACAAGGTGAAGTTTTACCGAATCATCTGTTGGTTCTTGAACTTAATTGACCCTGGGCACTGTGAAGATTCCGTGGAGGAAGACGAGGGTGAAGACCAATTGACACCTTTCGAGACGTAAGGAGGGGGCAATGGTCGGTGGACGCGCTTTTATGGCGTGGGTAGTTCTGGCCTTCGTTGGGGCTATCATCTTCCTCGGATGTTCGGCGTTACTTCTAGGAGGAGGGCTATAATGGGCGGAGAATTTGATGCATTCGCCGCATTTGGCGTATTTCTGGTCTTTGCCCTAATCATTTGTGTGATAATCGGCTTCCTGGTAGGCGAAGGCCACGACGGATTTTATGACGATTGGTGAGAAATAAAAATGGCACGAAGACGACGCTCGAAGAGCACATCCAGGTACAAGGCAACCGGCCCTGTGGGTAAAGGGACGCGCTTTAAGAAGTTGGTTGCGGCCCTGAAGAAGCGTGGTGCTAAGAACCCCAAGGCACTTGCTGCCTGGATTGGACGAAAGAAATACGGAAAGAAGCGATTCCAGAAGATGGCGGCTAGAGGCCGCAGTCGTAGAGCCAAACGACGGAAGTAATGGCATACCAATCACGTGCTCATATACCTTGGTCAATCAAAGCCCCGTTGTATAAAGCGATAGGTTATGAGCCGTTTGGTGCACAAGAGCCATTTCATCGCAGCACGGCTTTACATCGAATCTTCGGGGCAGGTAATCAAAGCGGCAAAACATATTGTGGAGCGAGGGAAGTTTTTCCGCAGCTTGTCGTCCCCATTTATGACCCAACCCTGGGCGCGGCGCGAGGCCGACGGGGATGGATTGTTGTCCCGCGTTACTCGCTGGCCGACCCGATTACCCAAGAAATATTCAATGTGTTAGAAATGTTCGGGTTTAAGCGGGTATCGCGCGGCGGGGCGCTGAGGGAAGGTGAGTTTCACTGGGCAAAGAAAACTCACCACCTGACCGTCTGGACTGGTGCTGAGTTGTGGGTCAAATCGGCGGACGAACCGGCTGCACTACACGCACAACCCCTCGACTGGATTCTGATAGACGAGGGAGGTCTGGTACCGTTTGAGATTTACCAGGTCTCCCTTGTACCACGTCTGACAGTTACCGGCGGCTGGATTGCTGCCCTGGGGACATTCGAGGACACCCTTATTGGCAAATGGTTTGAGGATTACTGGTACATCGGGCAAATGCCAAACGAGCGGGGTATTGAGAGTTTCCGCCACCCTACGTCTGCCAACCCCTATGTGGATAAGGCGTGGCTAGAGGAACAGCGTAAGAACTATGACCCCGATTTGTTTGCTGCCCGGTTTGAGGCCATTCCTAAGCCTAACACTCGTCTCGTTCTGCGCAACTTCAACTTCGTTGAAAACGTGGACGCGGAACTGGCCGAGTTTGACCCACACCTCCCCGTTTACCTGGGCGTTGACCCCGGCGGTGTTTATGCTATTGCCGCTCTTCAAGTTAAGTTCGTGGAGGGCCGGGGCGATGTGGTTTGCCTGTTTGACGAACTTTATGACAAGAGCGGCAAAGCTACACCTACTCTCATTGCAGAACTACGCCAGCGGCGTTGGTTCCGCAACCTGAAGTATGGGGGCGAGAGATTTTGCGGGGCTATTGACAAGGCCAACAAGGAAAGCCGGGAGTTGTGGAGGTTAGCTGGCATTCCCTTACATATTCACGCCGTTCCGGTCGAGCCTGGGAATGACCTGTTGCGCACGTTCATAAGTAAACGGCAGTTTGTCGTTCATCCCAGGTGTCACAATTTCCTGATGGAAACCAAGCGTTATGCGTATCCCCGGCGAACGGGGGCGCGCGAGGATTTGGCCGGAAATCCTGTGGATGAATATAATCACCTGATTAAGGCGGTTATTTATTTCTTGGTAGCAAAATTTGGTTGGCGGGGTATTCGTCCTGATAAACGGAGAGCAATACGACCACGCCGCCGGTGGAGTATTGGTAGATGAAACTTACCACAAACGAAATTCTAGAATTAGCACGAAAGCTAAAAGCCTTCTATGCCCAACGTAACATCAATATGCAAGTCTGGAGGTCGTTGGCGCTGTGTAATAAAGAATCCATTTGGGTGGACGAAAACGGCGCTTACATTCCTCCAGAAGACCAGGAGACGCGCATTAACATTCCTCTTGGGTATGCTACCGTTGAAGGCTATCGGACAATGCTACTCTCCCGGCCTCCCCTTATCACTGTCCCGACCTCGGCTATTCAGGCCGTGCATCAGGAACAGGCGGAAGCCATTGAAAAGATGTTGTATGCCCTGTGGGAGTACAACAACGTCAACGGGGCAATTCAGGATGCATTGTGGCACGCACTGGCCGAAGGCTGGGGAGTATTGCAGATTGTCTATGATGCGGATGCCGAAGACCGGGGCGAGTGTCCCCTGTATGCCAAGGCTATTGACCCCTTGAACTTCTATCCTATGCCCTCCGATAAGCCGGGCGAGTGGTCGTATGTAATTCTACTTGAAGAGCGACTGGTGGGCGAGTTGCGACGGACGTTCGTTGAAGGGCGAGACGGGCGACTACGCACAACTCGCATTGCTGCCCAAGCCTTGGAGGGCCTGGAGGACACACAGAAAGTCGTGGTCATTGGTTATTGGGACAACGAGCACTTTGCCACCGGTATTGCCCCATACGGCTTGTATGGAGATGAGGAAGCCGATGTGCCGGGCGAAGTGCGCTGGCTGCAAGAGCCTACGGAACACGAATTAGGGCAAATCCCGTTCGTGGTTTTCTTCGGTATCCAGCTACCTTACAGGAACAAGGGCGAGCGCATAGGCGTAAGTGTTCTCTGGCCCGTCGAGGGACTGATTCGGTACATCTGTCAGCTTTTCTCTCAAAAAGCTACCATTATTGCCCGCTTTGCTGACCCAACCCTGGTTACAAAGACGATGGAGGGCCGGGGCTTTGAGGGCACCGGCTTGTATGGTGGGCAGCTTCCCCTGGAGTTGGAGGAGGATGCTTACTATCTTCAGCCACCGACCCAGGCACTCAGCAGCGTAGATGTCCAGATTGAAGAGATACTAGGGCAGTTTGAGCAGGCAGCCTTGCCGCGCCACGTCCTCGGACAGTTGACCGTTAGCCGCTTGTCTGGCGTGGCTATGAACCTGTTGCGCACGCCCGTGTTGATGAAGATTGCCTTCAAGCAGATGAACATCGAGCGGGCGCTGGAAAAAATGAATGAAATGTTCCTCCGCATTGTGGAGAAGCGCGTGACCAAGCCTATCTACATTTGGGGAACAATGCCCGATGGGACGCCCATTGAGACGCTGTTAGACGCGGAGACCATCGGGGGTTATTATCGCAACAGGGTCAAGCTGTCGGCTAGCTTGCCCACGGATGAACCTGCGGTGGTGGCGATGTTGACGGCGCTTGTCCAGTTAAACATTATGTCTAAGCGGGCAGCCCGTGACATCATTCAGCAGACTTTCCGTGACCTAAGCCCGCAGAGCCTGAAGCAAGAGGAAGACCAGATTCTTATCGAGACCCTGTTGGAAATGCCCGCCATCAAGAGTGCCCTGATGATGGACGCTGCACAAGAAGCTGGCTTGCCCATCCTTGAGGAATTGATGGGCAGTCAAGCGCAAAAGCCCAGGCAGGGCGCAATTTTCCAGGCGGGGGCTGAGGCTGGGCTTCCGGCTCAGACATTCCCCTTCCGGCAGGCGGGCAGACAAGAGCCTACGACACCCGACCTTGTTCGGCGTCTAGCACAGGTAACGTTAGGTGCAGGAGGGGGCCAGGGTGCTGCGCCACCTCCGCCAGCATCCCCGATGGGGCCAAACCTTCCGACTGAAGTACAAGAGTAGCGATGAATCTGGATAACGTTGTAAGAGGTGCGGCGCGTACTATAACTCAACGGCGACGAGCAATCCGTCGTACTTTTCGGCCTCCGCGCGATGAGATATATGTTCTCCCGCCCGAAGAGCAGGTGCGTCGTTTCTTGTCCTTGACGATGGACGACCTGGAGAATATCAGGCGGCAGCGGGGGACGACGGAGTTAATGCGGTATGTAGTGGCACAATTAGAAAATTTGAAGGCAATGAGAAATGGCACTATTTGAGGATAAACCCGGATTACCTACGTATCCCCGGCGAAAACCTACACCCAAGCCTCGACCACCTGTTGTTCCTGCGGGGCCAAAACTTCCTCCCCGTGAGACCACTTATCCTGTTGCGGGTGAGCCTGAGTTTCCTAAGAAACCAATAGCGTCTCCCCGCAAGAAGGGCGACCCTGGTGGGCCGGGGCCTGCTGCTTGGCGCTATCAGTTTTATTTGACGCACGGGCGCTGGCCTAACGAACAGGACTATGAGGATTATAAGTGGTCGCTAGATTTTCAGCGGCTGTATGGCCGTCCACCCTCTGAGGAGGACTGGAAAGCTCACTGGTTTGCTACACAAGGTGGAGGGGGCGGTAGAGGGGGAGAAGAAACTCAGCGCCCTGAAACCATAGGGCAAATTCTCGGCAAACTTCTCTTCCCTGAACAGTTTCAACTTCCACCATATATGCGCGACTTTGGGCGCTACATCGAAGATTTGTTAACCCAAAACCCGGAGTTTGCTATTGCGCCCCCGAAGCTCAACGAGCAAGGCGAGTTAATCCCGCCTACGGAAGAGGCCGCTGAAAAGCCGCTGGAAGAGTTTGAGAGTATCGAAACATACGCTCAGGCGTGGAATGCGTTTCTGGAGACTTTGAAATCGCTATCATTGGAAGAGCAACAGTATTACCAGGGACTGCGATATTCCCCGGAAACTGGTTGGTATAGAAGCGGTGCAGTCCCCTTGTTGCCCCACCCTGAATATATTTAGATTTGAGGTAATATGGCATTAGAAGGCCCCGGTGCAAGTCGTTGGGAAGCACTTGAGAGAAAAATTAAAGAACAGCCTGAAACTCTTCCCCCTCAATATAGACCTACACCTACTGCGCCTCCTGAGCACAGGCTAGAACCTGAGCGTGGGCCAGAGGATTATGAATGGTGGGAGTATGACCGCTATGGGCGTCCGCCAGAACAGCCCGCTGCGGCAGCACCTCCTACACCTCCGGCACCTCCTCAGCCTGTCTTTCAAGAGCCGCCTTATGACCCCTATCTTGATGACCCTTATCTTTCGATGTGGGACAAAATCAAGATGGGGCTGAATAACTGGATAACTGACCTGGATGAGGGAAAGCAAGACATTAAAACTACCGCCGAGTTAGTTCAACAGTTGGCAGTTGAACAGTTTCGACATCCTACTCTCAAGGGGGTAGGGAGACTAGGCTGGGAGACAGGCAAGGGCCTATTTAAATTAGCTATTGCGGGTATAACTAAAGTTGCCGCACCCGCATTTAATCAGCTTGCTTATGTTCACGAGCGATTTAATGGTAAACTGTGGCGAGATTTTACGTGGGCTAAACCCAAACCCCGTTTCCCTCATCGTGGCTTAACTATCCGGGAGACCACGCATCAGGCTCTGGCCCGCGTGTGGGGACAGGCCGTTTCGCGCGAACCCATCGAGTATGATGAGGAAGAAATAGCCAAATATGGGCGCACGGCCAATGAATGGCTGCGGCGTGAGTATGGTGACGACCCTGAACGGTATCGCAAAGCGCAGGTTGCTGCCCAAGAACTTGACCGCATAAGTTTTAGCCTCGCCCCCGACCCGCACAAATTCCGGGAGGGGATTCGCCGGATTGTGGACGAGGGCGAGCCGGTTGACCAAGTACTCGAAGATTTGGAAGACCCGCTAACGGAAGCAGTTATGCAGGCGGGCCTTGACCCGCTCAATATTCCGCAGGCAGCCGCCCCCCATTGGATTACTGCTTTGCGGCGGCAACGTCTGGCCCGTTTGACAGAAACGCCTGTGGATGAGATTACTGACCAGGCACAGCTTGCTAAAGCTATCAACCAAATCGGTGGGGTTGGTCGAACACGCCATACGCGCATTCACAAAACTATCGAGCTTGTGCACGACCGCATTCAAGCAGCTTTGGCGGGTGTTCACAATTGGGATGAGATTGAAGATATTCTAAGAAATTGGGGGCATACTGAACACGGCCTTCCTCTCAGGCACCAGCAAAGTTTATCGGGCCGCGTTGTACAATGGTTTTTAAATCAGGAAGATATTCCCATAGATGATATTTTAAAGAAGGCCCAGGAAACCTATGCTAAAACTCAGAACTGGAGTGAGACGTATGATGTTATAACTAAAGGCATTCGGGATGCTGTGGTAAAGAAAGCCCCGACCTTAATGCCCGGCTGGGTTT